TGTGACAACTTGTCACATGTACAAACACCTACAAATAGTGTAGGATCAATTTATATATTATGGAGGTCACATGACTATAACAACTAACAAAGCCGAACGTTTAGCACTTATCAAAAAGATTGCGGAGCGTCGTACTAAAATGGCAAATGTCAAACGTAAGACACGTGCGCTCAAGCCTCAGATTAAAAAGTCTAAGAATCTGACAAATATGCCTTTGCCTAAAGAGACTAACATCTATCAGTGGACAGATGCTTCTCGTTATGCCAAAGAGTATTATGGCGAAACTATGTATGAGACTACTCGATACGATAACGATTGGGATTAATATGAGTATGCATATGATTCGTGGTGTACAAGTTCATGGTAACCGTCGTAAGGTTAAACGTAAACCTGGATGGAAAGAAGCCAAGGCACATCACGAAGCCTTTCTTAAGAAGATGGGCGTAAAGGGTAAGGCATCAGATCATCGATCAGAAATACCTGTTTATAGAGAAGCAGGAAATTCTGGAGTAACAACGTCTGATGCCATACCTGGCACATGTCCTAGAGGTAATGCTAATCAATATACTGGTGACTATATCATTGGTATTGGTACTATGCATAAATCTAATAGTGTACCTGTTACACGTAAGAAGGATGCCGTAGCTATGGCAAAGATGCGACGATGAGTAACATTGCATTAGCGCTTGGATTATCTATGCATCTAGGATTAGAAGGTGATTACAATCAGATACACCCACACGTAAGGTGGGAAGATGATGGGAAAATTGCTGGTGCATACTACAATAGTATGGACAGAATGAGTCTATATGCCGGCTATAGATATGAATATAAAGACTTTGGTGCTGAGATAGGAATCTCAACTGGATATGATGAACTTAGTGATGTTGTTCCTTTTATGAGAGCAACGTATAAAAGCTTTTTTATCAGTCCAGCTGCTGAAGATGTAAATGGTAATATAGAACCTGGTATTGTGATTGGATTCGAATATGGATTGGGAAAAGATTAACAGAGTCGAAGTTATAGATAATAATGGTAGACAGCTTATAAGATATGATGTAAATACTGTACAGTTTGATTTGCAAGATGATGGGAAAACATTAAAGATGTTTATCGATTATGAACCAGGCGAGGAATAATGTTTACAATAGAAAACGATATGGACGAAACTGTAATCACCATTCTAAGTGAAATGGGTGGTGAAGATGTTTCTGTTTTAATTTATGATGACTTAGTTTATATACGTCAATGGAATGAAAAAAGACAATTCTTTGATGTAATAACTATGACAGCTACGATGTACTACAAGCTAATGAAGGCTTGGACGTTACCAGAAGGCACATACACATTGGAGGTAAAAGATGCTTACGAGAAACGAAATGAAAGAGATGTTGCAAACATCACGGTGTCGAGTGATATTTACAAAACTAAACGGTGAAGAACGTAATATGGTTTGTACTCTTCGAGAGGATATCATTCCTGCAGCAACTAAAGATCCAATTACACAAAAGAAAGTACGTGATTTAAATGAAGAAGTACTTGCTGTATGGGATACAAAGGCAGAAGGCTGGCGGTCATTCAGAACTGCGAATGTAATCAGTTTTGTGTGTGATTAATGACAGGCATTGACTATCAAATATTAATGTGGGGTCTATTACTCATTGCTTCTGGCATTGCTTACATGATAGGTAAGTCTCACTCTGAACGACAGACTAACGAAGTTATTGATACTACAATCACTATCTTAATTGAGAAAGGTTTTCTCATGACAAAGATTGAGGATGGTGAAGAAGTAGTAGTTCGTGTAAACGAACAGTGACATTAATATCACACTCTCTAAAAAAATAAATTTAACTGTGTACAAATCCGTTTAAACGTGATAGAATAATATTATGAAGGAGAAATACTATGGTTAAGATTCGTAAAAAGAGAAAGCCTATGACGCCTGAACAGCGTGCAGCGGCAGGTGAAAGACTAGCGAAAGCTAGAGCAAAGCGACAAGCAGCTAATCCACCTCAATACAAATACATACACGAAAGTGTATTGGCAAGAGGTGAAGACGATCCTTTCTACTTTAGAAAAGTACAAGGCTGGATAAAGACTCAGCGTGAAGAATTATCTTCTGCTCGTAAAGATCTTCGTCAAAAAGCAAAAGGCTCAGAAGCACGTGTTGCTAGTCACCAAGCTTATATTCGTAATCTTGAAAGATACTTACGTGATGGTGATTACATTGATGACTACTATGGTGAGTATCAACAGAATAGAATAAAATGGCGTAGCGTAGTTCCAGCTTATGACGCTAACGGTAATGCTAAACGTACTCATGGAGTATTTTACTCAGACATCGGAACAGTTTGGGATGACCTAACGATGGGAGACCTATGACCGAAGATTTTTTATCTAAATCTAAATTTAGCAAGATGATCGAGGAGGCTGTTGTACAGAAAAAGCTATCCTATATGGATGCTATCCTCGACATCTGCGAAAAGAACAACATCGAACCAGAAGACGTTCGAAAGTTTGTGAGCCCTATTATAAAGGGCAAACTTGAGGCTGAGGCAATGTCTCTTAATTTATTGCCTAAAACAAATTCACTGGATGATAGCTTTTTTGAATAAATACTATGTACATTATGAATTATCCAGTGTACAATATTTCAGTAACATTTCAGTAATACGGAGTAACATATGAGTTTTGCAAACTTAAAACGCAATCGCGATCAAATATCAAATCTACTACAGGCTGCGGAAGCAGTAGGTGGTAGCACAGAAAAGAAATCCTATACAGACGAAAGAATGTGGAAACCAACAGTTGATAAAGCTGGTAATGGTTATGCAGTCATTCGTTTCTTACCAGCAGGTGAAGGACAAGATGTACCGTGGGCCAGATATTGGGACCATGGTTTCAAAGGTCCACAAGGCCAATGGTATATTGAGAAATCATTAACATCAATTGGATTAAACGATCCAGTCGGTGAGATGAACTCACTGTTATGGAACTCAGGTATCGAAGCAGACAAAGATAAAGCACGTACGCAGAAGCGTCGTCTTCATTATGTCTCAAACATTCTTGTTGTATCTGATCCAGGTAATCCTGCCAACGAAGGCAAGATCTTCATGTATCAGTATGGTAAGAAAATATTCGATAAGATTATGGATATGATGCAGCCACAATTCCAAGATGAAGAACCGGTAAATCCGTTCGACATGTGGGAAGGTGCTAACTTTAAACTGAAGATTCGTCAGGTTGAAGGTTATCGTAACTATGATAAATCTGAATTTGCATCGCTAAGTGCATTAGCAGATAACGATGAGAAATTAGAATCATTGTATAATCAAATGCACGATCTATCCGAGTGGATTGATCCAAAGAACTACAAGACATACGACGAACTAAAGACTAAGTTAAATAGTATTCTTGGAATGTCTGCACCTCAAACGGTTGCCGCAGCAGTATCTCTAGATGAGGTTGCACGACCTAACGAACCAGCAGCTGTTCTTAATCCTCATATTCCACAGGAACCAAGAGAACCGGTAACTGCTGAGCAGGTATCGGAAGAAGGCGAAGAAGACACTATGAGCTACTTCGCTCGGTTGGCAAACGCTGACTAATAACCACCAGGTAATGCATGACCCATATAGCTTGACGCGTATGGGTCAGCTACCGATCCTGTATTAGGATTTAAATTAGTTGTATTGACGGTTGTACCACCACTAATTTGCTGTACAATATTAGTTGCAGCTCTTTCAGCTCTTATCTTATCCATTTCTAAACTTATACGATCTTTTCGTATTCTTGCTAAGTCTTCTTGTGTTTTAGATTGAGAAGCTTGCATTAAAGAATTAGCAAAAGCTTGACCTGAATTAACATCAGCTTTAGCGGCAGCAATAGCTTCGTCATCAACTAAATATTTTCCTAGAAATGTACCTTTAACTGATTCTAGTAAACCAAGTTTTAATTGAGCTGGTAACGTCGCTAACATACCAGCGAAATTTGCAAGTCTTTCCATAAACTTACCTTTAGTTTCAATCCATTTCTCTTCTAATAACAGACCTAATTCTCTAGGCTTAAACATAAACCATAAAGCAGTTTTTGTTAAAGCTTCCATAATTTTAGATTTTATAGTATTCCACGTATCAACTAGACCGTCTTTTATTTCACCTATCTTATTGGGTAGATCTACAGTAAGTGGTGTTAATAAATCTGAAACTTTAGTCTTAATACCCGTAGCCATACCGGTCCATCTATCTTTAATCGATGTGACCATGTCATTCCATTTATTTGACATAGCTTCTTTTATATTCGCAATCGTAGTCTTTATATAACCATCGTCACCTGTAAAGAAATTTACTAAAATTGCCCATGTATCTTTTATACCTTTTTTAAATTCATTCCATTTAGCAACCATATTAATTAATAGCGAGTCTATAATTTCTCCTACACTACCAAGGAAAGATCCTCCCTCTCCAAAATCGACGCCGAACATTTCTAATAAATTAGTCATTGCATTATCAAAGAAATTTTTGATACCGTTAAATAGCGTAGTGCCTATTGTAGAAATACCTGCTTTCCAATCACCTTTCAATAATAGATCTACACCTTCTAATACACCTGCAATAGTATCTGTGATAATCTTAAGGTTCCCTAAAACCCAGTCTTGTATCTGAGTTTTAAAATTACTAAACCAATTTTTAATAGATTCAAATGTAGCCTTAACGTCTTCATTACCCATTAATGCATCTACAGATTCTTTTATACTATTAAACGTTGGAACAATACTCTCACTCCAAGTTTTCTTAATAGAGTCTATAACAGCATTAAATGTAGGATTATCTGCTATGTCTTTAAACATAACATACATACCAGTTATGAGTAATCCTATAGGTCCACCTCTTAGTAAAAGTTTACTTAAAAACTTTAATGGTTTTAATAGAACACCAATACCAGACATTATAGGGGCTAATAACATACTTAACCCTCTAGCGGCTGGATTAATTCCACTTATTTCACCTACTCCTCTGACGCCCATACGAGCTGCGCCCATGATTTTACCGCCTTTTTTGCCTTCTCTACCAGATTCTAATTTATCCTTTTTACCTAACGCCGCGGCTTTGGATTGCTCCTTAATAAAAGTATTAAGACTTGAACCTTGTCGATCTAAAAGCTGATTAGTTTGTTTTAGCTGATCTACAACATTTGACAGAGTGCCAAATCTTGTTTCAGGTGCTGGTGATGTTGTTTTAACCATGTTGCTGCCTTTGCATTTCTTCTTTTTGTTCTCTTATATGTTCAGCTAACATACTAATGTACACATCTTTTTCCCATGGTATCATTCCGTCTATCTCACTCAACGAATACTTATGATGCTGCATTAGTTGAAATACCGTGTTGTAATAATCTAACAGGCTTGTATGAGATAGACAAACTAGAAAAAAGATTGCATTCCTTTCAATTCAATTTTATTATGATGGCCACATGAGCAATCAAATTCTACATCATGTTTCATGGCAGGTATTGTTTCTACAAACTCCCTGACCTTTTCAAATTGTTCTGTATTCATACTCTCTATAAATTCATCGACTTCTTTTACTGATTCATCTTTTAAAGTTATTAGACTATCTTCAGTCTTTATAGACTTTAGACAATGTCTGATCATTGCAAATGTAGCCGCAGCAGTTTCCCCTGATTGAATATTTTCATCATTCTTTAATTCATAATAAGATGGATGCCTCATTTCAAGCTGCATGCCAGGTTGCAATTCAATTACTGGATCTACATCATCTCCAACTACTTGAATATCATCAAGCGGTATTACAACCTCATTCTCTGTTTCACACGTTTCACACTTAAGTTTAACTCGTGTTGTTTCACCTACTGATTTACCACGTATCTTTGTAAACAAATATTCAATATCATACGTTGTTAGTTGTGTGATATTGATCTCATCCATAATACATGAATCAATAGTATCTAGTATTGCTCCGAGTACCTGATCTTCCTCATCAGATTCCATTGCTAATAATAAAACTTTTTCTTCTTTAACTAAGAACGGTCTGAACTTAACCGTTTTCTTCATCGATGGTATATCTACGCTGTACTTTGGCGTATCATTCAGTTTTGGCAATGCCATAATATAACCTCATTAATTTATAATATTATTAAATGTATTTATTAGTGTCCCTAATAATCTTAAATTTCGTGAACTAGGATCATTATAGAACCTAGAGCTTTTCCAATTATCGTATTCGAATTCCATTGTTAATTCAACTAATCCACCATCATTCGATAAAGCTATATCAACCATCGAAGTTGGGAATGCATTTAAAAGAGTGCATTCATATACAACATTAGCGCTCTTGAATAAATCTATATCAAGTCTAAAAGGACCGAATTGTAAGTCTGTATCAAGTCCAACACCTTTCTTTAATTGAACTATTTGCATATCACGTGCATATGTATTTTTGTATGCAGGTGAAAAATTATTATTATTGACAATTTTATTTTGCCATAGTTCAAAATATTCTTTGACACCATAATCATTCAGAACTTGAAACGTCATGCTCACAGGTCCAGCTGCGAATCCATATGCAACTTTAGTTTGCTTAACACCGATAATTCTATCACTTGTTAAGATCTGTCTACCTGGCAGACTAATAGACTTACAAAGAATATTTAAATCTCTTGTATTATAGAAACCGATATCAGGAAGTTTAACTAAAAACTGACTTGACTGTGCAAAACCACCCTTACGTGATGCTAATGCTTTAATTTCGTTTATACTAGCCATTTCTCATTTTGCTCCTTGAATCTTTATATATTTTACCGACACTAGCACCTCTCCATTGTGCGGCCGGTAAAAACGTAGCAATTTCCCATTCTGGTTTATCGATTAATGCAAACTTACTACGTACCTG